CCCACCAGGAGCGGAGCGATAGTCAACGAGAAAACGGCGCTGGCGTGCTCCACCATCTGGGCCTGTTGTAGGGTGATCTCCGAATCCCTGGCGATGTTGCCGGCGCACGTCTACTCCGGCACCGAGACGAGTTCGCAGAAGCTCCCAAACCACAGTCTCTGGCCCGTAGTCCACGACAAGCCGAATGCCGAAATGGGGCCGATGACGTTTCGGGACACCCTCCAGATGCATGCCTGCGTGTGGGGCAACGGATACGCGCAGATCATACGCAGCCGGGCGACCGACGCGGTCGGTGAGATGAACCCATGGCTTCCGGAGCAGGTCAGGCGCGACAGAGACAGATCCGGCCGCGGGGTATACATCTGGAAGGACGGCAACTCCGCCGAGCAGACCTTCAACGTCAGGGACGTCTTCCACGTCCGGGGGCCGAGCTACGACGGGATAACCGGCTACTCCGTCGCCTGCCTCGCCGCGGAATCCATCGGTTTGTCGATGGCGGCGGAGCAGTTCGCCGCTCAGTTCTATGGGACCGGCGGCCGAGTGCCGGGGTATTTGACAAATCCCGGGCGATTTCGCACGCAGGCCGAGTTTGACGAGTTCCGCGCGAAGTGGGAAGAGGTCTATGGCGGCACGTCCGGATGGCATAAGACGACCATCCTCGAGTCCGGCATGGACTGGAAGCCTCTCGGCGTTAAGCCCGAGGAGATGCAGTTCATCGAGACGCGCGGCTGGATGGTGTCGGAACTCTGCCGATGGATGCGCGTGCAGCCTCACCTGGTGGCCGATCTCAGTCGCGCGACGAATAACAACATCGAACACCAGTCGATTGAGTTCGTGAATTACACGCTCGCGCCGTGGAAGGGCCGCTGGGAAGAGCAGTACAACATCAAGTGCATCCCCCAATCCGAGTTCGGGAAGGTGTTCGTTCGCATCGACACGAGCCAGCTCATGCGGGGCGACTTCGCCGCGCGCATGGCCGGATACGCATCGGCGCTGCAGAACGGGATTGCATCCATCAATGAGGTCAGGGCGCTCGAGTTCCTGAACCCCATCCCGGGCGGAGACGCCCTACATATCCAACTGAACCAGCAGACGGTCCCAGGAACAGGGGAGCCGACGGCGAGCGAGCTGGCAACCATCGCGAAAATCTCACAAGGCGGAGTACAAAGCAATGCCTGACGAAATGAACCGACTGCGAGTGGAGCTCAAGGAAGTTGGCGAAGACGGAACCTTCGCCGGAGTGGCCAGCGTGTATGGAGTCGAGGACCTCGGCGGAGACGTCATCGACAAGGGGGCGTTTTCGAAGTCGATCAGCGAAAACCCGACCATCCCGATTCTCTGGCAGCACAAGAACGACGAGGTGATCGGCACCGGGAACGTCTCCGAGTGGCAGGGTAAGGTCCTCCTGAAGGGGAGTCTTGACCTGGAGGATCCGACCGCCGCAAAGGCCTACCGGAAGCTGAAGAGCGGCCTCATCAGGGGGCTCAGCATCGGGTTCACCACCGTTAAGAGCGCCTGGGCCGAAGTCGAAGGCCGGTCCATTCGCCACATCCAGGAACTGAAACTCTGGGAAGTCAGCATCGTGACGTTTCCGATGCTCCCGGCCGCCCAGGTGACGCGGGTAAAGGAAGCCGAGGACGTGGCCGCCCGCCTTTCGCGCCTGGAGCAGCAGATTTCTACACTCGCCGCCGCCAATGGCACTCCCCTGGAGCCGCCGAAGGCTAGCGAGCCGCAGATGAGCGCAGAGCCGGTCGCCGACCACTCGAAGCTCGCCGCGCTGGTGCAGAGCATCAGCGAAACCATTCCAAAGGAGTAACGGCCCATGGAACTAGAAACCATGTTGACCAACCTCCAGACGGAACTGAAGGGCTTCATTGACAAGGCTCAGGCCGAGCAGAAGACCTTCGGTGCCACTCTGGCGGAAACCAAGGACGCCATCGCGAAGATCCAGAAGCAGATGGATCTGATCGACGCCGACCTTCAGCGCAAGACGGCCGGCCCGGCCGAGAAGAGCCTTGCCCAGGAGCTGCAGGAAAACGAGTCCCTCCAGCGCCTGATCAAGGACGGCAGCGGCCGCGCCGTGATCCACCTCAAGGGCGGCATCTCCGACCTCGAGCGCAAGACCACCATCACGAGCTCGGCTGTGGGCTCCGCGACCAGCGGGATCCTGCTGTTCGACCGGACGCCCGGCATCGTCGCCGATGCGCGGCGCCGGTTGCGCCTCCGCGACCTGCTCACTTCCATTCCGACGAGCGCCAACGCCATCGACTTCGTGAAAGTCAACTCCTTCGCGAAGGTCGTCTCTCCGCAGACCGAGGCCAGCGACAAGGCCCAGACGGAGATGACGTTCACCACGGCCAGCGCGAACGTCCGGACCATCGCCACCTGGATCCCTGCGACCAAACAGGTCCTGGACGACTTCGCTGGCCTAGAATCCTTCCTCCGGTCGTCCCTCGTCTACTCGCTGGACGAGGAGGTGGAGGACCAGATCCTTTCAGGCAACAACAGCGGACAGAACCTGAACGGTCTCACCAACCAGGCGACCGCCTTCAACACCGCGCTGACCGTGGCCGGCGACGGCTGGAAGAAGGTCGATCTGATCGGGCGGGCCATCGAACAGGTGGCGATTGCCAATGAGGTCGCCCCTGACTTCTGCGTGCTGAATCCGGCCGACGCCTGGACGATGCGCCTCCAGAAGACCACCACCGGGGAGTACATCTTCGGTACGCCCGCCCAGGGCGGCCCGACGAGCTTCTTCGGCCTGACCCCGGTCGTCTCCACGGCCATGACCGCCGGCTACTTCCTGGTGGGCTCCTCGGCCCCCAATGCGGCCGTCATTCGCGACCGGATGGCGACCCAGATCGAGATCTCGACCGAGCACAGCGACTACTTCATCAAGAACATGGTTGCGATCCGCGTCGAGTGCCGCCTGGCCCTGGTGGTCTTCCGCCCGGCCAGCTACATCTACGGCGCGCTGAACACCAGTCCGGCCTAACCGCAACCGCAAGCAACGGGGCGGATCTCCGGGTCCGCCCTCTCCGATTCTCATGATCGTCCAATTCCTTAGACCGTCAATCACGACAGTGGGCCGGTTTGCCCCCGGTGCGGTAGCTGAAGTCCCGGACGAAGAGGCCCGCTCCATGATCCGGTCGGGAGTCGTACAGATTCCTCCTCCCCCGAGCGTTATCTACGAGACGAAGGTCGTCGCCCCGGAGGTGAGGCCCATCGGGGCGCTTCCCTTTCGTGACGTGCATCTGCCCGACTACAGCGACCCGGCTTCGATTCCTCCCGCGGGCGATTCGGTCGTTTCAGGGGCAGACCTGGCCGAACCGGTCCCTGTTGATCCTGGAAGACGGCGGCGAGGCCGTCCGCGGGGTTCTGCCTCCTGATCCGAGGATTCGCTATGCGTCCTGCACGAAATGCCATTCGCTCGGCGACAAGCGCAACCTGGCCGCGGAGCTTTCTTGGGATGCGGACTACATCGCCCACTGGGACGATGACGACTGGAGCGCGCCGGAACGCCTCGCTGTCGAGGCTGGTGCCCTGCATGGATCCGGGCATGTGGCGGCTGGGTTCAGAAGGCTTTTGTTTTGGGACGAAATCCGGGGTTCGGCTTTTCTCTACCAGGGAACGGCCCGCTACGTCCCAGGCTCAACTTTGCTTTACCGCCGCGACTGGTGGAAAGCTCATCCCTTCGCCGGGGTCAACGTGGGTGAGGATAACGGTTTTGTGGCTCAGGCGGCATCGGCTGGCAGGCTGCTCGTGCTCGAGCAAGACACGTTGATGGTGGCCACCACCCACATGGAAAACACCTCGCCAAGAAACGTGAACGAAGAGTGGAAGCCGCTCACCCGCGGCGATGTGCCGGCCGGATACTTCGCATGAAGCTCAACCTCGGCTGCTCAGATCGTCATCTGCCTGGCTACGTAAACGTGGACCGCGTCCCGCCGGCGGACCAGCTCGTCGACCTCGCGGCCGCCTGGCCCTGGACAGACAGCTCGATCGACCAAATTGAGGCCGACGACATAGTGGAGCATCTGCCAGATCGGATCCTCACCATGAATGAGGCCTGGCGCGTTTTGCGGCCCTGGGGCAGGATCCGGATTGAAGTGCCCACGACAGACGGGCGCGGGGCTTTCCAGGATCCAACGCATGTCAGCTTCTGGAACAGGAACAGCTTCTTGTACTTCGAGAGCGGAAACGCGCACCGGGAGCGGTTCGGTTCTGCCTACGGGATCCGCGCCCGCTTTCGGGTGGTTGCAGAGCAGCAGAGGAAGCTGGCAGATGAGGTCGTGAAGCTCACGATCGAACTCGAGGCGGTGAAGTGACCGTCGTCATCCTGTCCCGCAACATCGAAAACCTCGAGCAGTGCGTGGCGGCCGTGCGCCTCCACCAGCCGGGAATCCGCATTGTGGTCGTCGACGATGGGCTCGACGCGGATCGCCTGGAGGCCCTGCGTGTTGATTCCATCGCCGGAGTCAAGCCGTTTGTCTTTGCCCGCAACGCGAACATCGGGATCCGGCGTGCCTCAGATGACGTCGTACTTCTCAACGACGACGCTCTTTTGCAAACTCATTTCGGTTTCGAAATCATGGCACTGGCCGTCAACCAGGACTCCGAGATCGGAATCGTGGGCGCGACCTGCAATAACGTGGGCAACCGGGCCCAATGGCCCCAGGGGCGCGGCCTCCGGATCGAGCCCAGGATGATCTGCTTCGTCTGTGCCTACATCCCTCTAGCCACTCAGCGGAAGGTCGGCCTGCTGGATGAACGATTTGTGTATTACGGATTCGACGACGACGATTACTGCCTCCGCGTCCGGCGCGCCGGCCTGAAAATCGGGATTCATGATGGCTGCTACGTCGACCACGGCAGCCTGACGTCTTCATACCGCGGCGGCCCGGGTGCCCCCGGGAGCCTCGCCGGGAACGACGCCATCTTCCGCGAGAAGTGGGGCGCCGGGAACCACGAACTATGAAAGTGCTCGTGCTTGGAGCGTCGGGCGTGATCGGCCAGCACATGCGGCTGTGCGTGCCGGATGGCGTCAGCCCTGTCTGGCACCGGCGCTCCTCCGATAGCCTCCATCTCGGCTGTGACATCGGAGATGCGGAGGCCCTCGAGGATTTCCTGGAAACCGTCAACCCGGACGCGATTGTGAACCTGGCCGGCGAATCAAGCCCGGACAAGGTAGAGCAGTTTCCCGGGGAATATCGCCCCGTCAACGCGGAAGCCCCCCGGCGCCTGGCCGCCTGGGCCGAAGCCAACGGGCGGCGGCTAATCCAAGTCAGCACGCAGGCCGTCTTCGATGGAGCGCACCCTCCCTACTCTGCCTCCGCCCCGAAGTGCCCGGTGAATGCCTACGGAGCCCAAAAGGCGGTCGCTGAAGCCGCGGTGCTCGCCCACGCCGGGTCCATCGTCGCACG